ATGGTTACCCTCAACCACCCGATTTGAAATATGTAAAGAAAGTAGGAGTTCTGAAAAATACCGATATAAAATTGGATTTGATTCAGAACTCTGATTATTTTAGTATGATAGATGCGGTTGACGGAGTAATCGCATTAGCCTGGGAATCTGATGAGGTAGAAGATAGAATGGTGTTCAGGTTTGGCCAAAGTGAGGAGGAAATAACTGATATTCTATATTCTAAAGATTTAATTCTCAAAATAGAAAAAAAGGAATCTTATGAAAATTAATAAAAAAGCCTTGGATTTAGTTGAAGTAGGTTTAAGACCTGACACAGTTGCAAAAATGTCAGAGTCACAAATTAACACCTTACATTCAAAAATGATCTCTGAAATCACTATGGTTTCTAAAGCAGATACGAGCACTATTAACAAACTTAAAACTGAAAAGAAACCTTTCGAGGTTTACGAAAAAGAAATCAAAGAACAACCTGATACTGAAGTTAGCATGACTGACAAGACAGCAGGAGGTACGACACAAGATCCTGTACAAGTACAAGGACCTGATGGGACTGACGACGTAGGTAATGATCAAATCAATAAAGAGAAGGAGATTTCAGAAAGAGAAACTAATCCTTGGGCTATTTGTACAGCACAACTTGGTAAAGAGTTTGGTACAACAGAGAGAAGTGATTGGTCTAAAGGACAAATGAAAAAATATGAAAGATGTGTTAAGGACGTAAAGAAAACTGTGAAGGAAGGAAAAAATCCTGTATCTTTGTTTATTGAAAACAAGATTATGGAATTAGTATCTAAACATATCCCACCAAAAATGACTAAGGGAGAATTGATGAAACACTTAGTTGAAGACGGACCAGCGGTAGCCCCATCAAAACCAAAAACATCTCCAACAACAAAACCAGGAAAACCTGGTACTAAACCTCAGAAGCCCGGCCATCCTTTAAGGAATCCAAATCCAGGTGAAAAACCCGCACCTAAAGCTGGCCACGAAAAGGCGAAGAAAGAGGTTATAGACTTAATTATCAACTTATTAGACAAGTAATCATGGCAAAGAAACTGAAAGAACAATTAGATTATGGTAATAGACCGGAAAGAATGGATCCTAATTTGGAGAGAAAGTTAGCAGATCCACAGGGTCTTTATGGACAGAATCCTGCTATGAGAAAAGGACCCCAAGATGTTGAAAGATTGGTTAGCTCAAGATTCAAAAAAGTTGCCGACAAGTTAAGGTCTGTACCCGGAATGAGAGATCTCAGTCCAAGAGTGGTACAAGCTTTCTATATGCAAATGATGAATAGCCTACCAACAATAATGAGAATTGAGGGTGCGCACAAAGATGAATTGATTGAGTTAGCTAAAAAAGCTTCACTCGAAGAAACAGAAGTTCCTGATGGTTGGGTTAATATAATTGCAGAATTAGGTATGCCAATTGATGTCTCTAATTTCAGATACGAACCTGAAGATGAAGAGGAGGAAGAAGATGAGGAGGAAAAAGAAGAAAAATTGCAATTCCAATCATTTGATGTTGAGGATCTAACAGACGCTGAACAGCTCGAGTTAGAAAAACACAAAAGAAACATCATCAACGCTATCATCCAAGGTGCTGCTAAGAAGGGACATTACATATTTCAAAAACCCTCTGTAAAGAGAGCATTAGACCGCATTGATCCACAATTATTTCCATTGTACTTGGCTATAATGGCAGTTAATGACTACATGTACTTCACTCAAGAACAAATGATTGAAATGATGAGTACAACAGGTCAAGGTGTTGCTGGAAAAGTTGAGTTGGATCCCGAAGGAGAAGAGGGAGATGAGGGTGGAGAAGAAGGTGAGTCTGAAATTGATACTGTAATCAAAGCTCAAGGTCTTATCTTCCCAATTTTATGCCATGAGATCATAAAAGGTATTGAAGAGTCCAAAGGAAGACATGGTTTACCGAAGGAACCCGGAATGCGTCAAAAAGTTCAACAACAAGTTGATACTTTGGCAAACGAACCAATGCAATTGAGAATCGGACCAGAAATTGTAGAAAAAATCCGTTTTTCACTTCCTGATGAAATGTTTGATGAATCCAATAAAGGATTAATAAACTGGTTCCACATCTTGTTATACCAAATTGATGCAAAAGAATTCTTGGAAATCATAGGAGACGCTATCTCAGATGATAAATCTAAAAACAAGAAAGCTACTGCGAGATTCGAGGAGATCATGAAAGAAGCTCAGAACATGAAGTCAGAATTCGAAAATTACAAAGAAGAAAATGACATCGATTCTGAAGATGAAGGAGACGACGATGAAGGTCTCGACGATTTCTTAGGAAGTTTGGGTATATCAAGACCCAAATAATTTTCTGTGACCAGAGAACAATTAATTATCGAAGTTACGAAGTGTATGAAAAACACTCCGTACGCGATGAGAACTTATTTGCAGACTTTTGACAATACCGTCAAAAGATATGTACCATTGGATCTATTCCCTGACCAAGTAACCTTAGTTGAGGATTATGATAATTACAACGAAAACATTGCACTGAAATATAGACAGGCGGGTGTATCAACAGTAACCGCTGCATGGTCTTCGAAAAGGTTAGTTTTTGCAAAGAAGAACAATCCAGAAAAAATACTGATCATTGCAAACAAATTGGATACCGCTGTAGAATTTGCTAATAAGGTTAGAGGATTTACAGAACAATGGCCTGCTTGGGTTGGGGTTGGCTTTTCACAAGAAAAAAATTCACAAAGACATTTCAAACTCACAAATAATTGTGAAGTTAAGGCGGTTGCAACTTCCAAAGATGCCTTACGTGGTTATACACCTACAATCCTAATATTCGATGAAGCAGCATATATTGAGGCAGATGACGACTTTTGGGCAGCCTGTATGGCTTCCCTGTCTACGGGAGGTAAAGTGATTGTAATTTCTACCCCAAATGGTTACGATCCAATTTACTATGAAATCTATGAACAGGCATTGAGAAACATGAATACGTTCAAAGTTTCTGAAATGTTTTGGTACAAGGATCCGAGATACAACAAAGATCTTTACATGGTAAAATGTGATGATCTGACTGATTATCTTTTAAACCGCGAAAATTACAAGAACACTGAAGTTATAGACCTAACGGTAGAAAATGCCTACGAAAGAGATTATGATGTTGTAAAAAATTACATCTCACAAGGATTCAAACCATGTTCATCTTGGTTCGAAGGTATGGTAAAAAAACTGAAGTATGACAAAAGAAAAGTTGCTCAGGAACTTGAGTGTAACTTTTTGGGGTCAGGTGATAATGTATTCGAATCAACTCTCCTTACTAAAATAAAAGATAATGATATAAAAGATCCTGATGGAAAAATGATGGCAGGTAACTTGTGGATTTGGAAAGATCCTGTTATGAGTCATAGATACATCATGGGTGTGGACGTTTCGAGGGGTGATTCGGAGGATTTTTCTTGTATCCAAATTATCGATTTTGATGAGAGAGAACAAGTTTTTGAATATGTGGCTAAAACACCGCCAGACGTTTTAGCGGAAGTTGCCTACAAGTGGGGTAAGATGTATAATGCAATGATTGTCACAGATCTGACTGGAGGTATGGGAGTCGCAACGGCGAGAAAATTGCAAGAGTTAGGTTATAAGAATTTATATGTTGAAGGACTGACAGAAAGAAACAAATATAAATGGGATCCGAAAAGAGACGAAAAAATACCAGGGATTAACTTCAATGCTAAAAGGGTTCAAATTATTGCATCTTTGGAAGAATCTTTGAGACACGGTTTCAAAGTTAGATCTCAAAGACTTTTGAATGAAATGGGTAAATTCATTTATGTGAATGGTAGACCAGATCACCAAAAAGGTCACCATGACGATACAATTATGTCAATTGCTATGGCAATTTACGTTGGAGATACTGCATTCCAAAACTTACAGAAGGTTGTTCAACAAACTAAAGTTATGATTGATTCGTGGCACACAGAACGTAGTGAGAACAAAATGAGATCTGATTTTTTCAATCCTACAATACCCGTAGCAGGAAATCACAATCCAAGATTTATCAACGAAGCATCCAAAGAGGACTACAGGAAATATGGATGGTTATTTGGGGGTCGATAAGTATTTATATTATCAACGTAACACGTAAAATTGTAAAATGGATAATAAGAATCTAACGGTATGGCAACGACTTTCTGCGGCATTTGGACCTAACGCGCTCCTTAATCAGGATTATCCTACTTTTCATTTCGACAAAGAGGTTCTTTTAAAAACTCAAGACAAAGCCCAATACGAAAAAGAAAAACTTCAAGCCCAACAAACCTTTTACTTATCTAATCAATGGGCAAAAGTTGAAAACAATTTGTATTCTCAAGCAGTATATTATGAACCAACAAGATTGGCTTCAGTATACGACTATGAATCAATGGAGTATACTCCTGAAATATCTGCGGCGTTAGATATCTACGCTGAGGAATCAACAACTACTAACGAAGACGGGTTCATTCTACAAATTTATTCTGAATCAAAAAGAATCAAGGGTGTATTAGCAGATCTTTTCAATAACACATTGGATATCAATACAAACTTACCAATGTGGACAAGAAACACGTGTAAATATGGTGACAATTTTGTATATCTGAAATTGGATCCTGAAAAAGGAGTTGTTGGTGTACAACAATTACCAAATATAGAAATCGAAAGAGTTGAAGCAGGAATGCACGAAAAAAGAGCACAATCTTTGGAAGACCCTACAGCTCAAAGAGCCCTTCACTTCAAGTGGAAAAACAAAAACATGGAGTTCCAATCTTGGGAGATTGCACATTTCAGACTACTGGGTGACGACAGAAAACTTCCATATGGTACCTCGATGTTAGAAAAAGCAAGACGTATTTGGAAACAATTATTGTTATCTGAAGACGCAATGTTAATTTATCGTACTTCAAGAGCACCTGAAAGAAGAATATTCAAAGTGTTCGTTGGAAATATGAATGACGAGGATGTTGAAGCATACGTTCAACGTGTAGCAAATAAGTTCAAAAGAGATCAGGTGTTGGATCAAAAGACGGGTAACGTGGACATGAGGTTCAACCAAATGGCTGTTGATCAGGACTACTTTGTTCCCGTGAGAGACCCTGCAGCTCCTTCTCCAATTGATACATTACCAGGTGCACAAAACTTAGCTGAGATTGCCGATATTGAATATATTCAGAAGAAATTACTAACTGCATTACGTGTTCCAAAAGCATTCTTGGGATTTGAAGAAGTGGTAGGAGACGGAAAAAATTTGTCATTACAAGATATTCGTTTTGCCCGTACTATTAATAGAATCCAAAAAAGTATGTTGCAAGAATTGAACAAAATTGCAATTATACATTTGTTTCTCAACGGATTTGAAGAAGAAATTGCAAACTTCACTTTAGGTCTTACAAACCCATCTACTCAAGCTGACCTTTTAAAGATTGATGTATGGAAAGAGAAAGTTTTACTTTACAAAGATGCAGTTGCGGATCCAGGTAATGGTATTCAACCTGTATCATCTACATGGGCTAAAAAACATATTCTCGGAATGTCTGATGAGGAAATCAAATTGGATTTACAACAACAAAGAATAGAAAAAGCGGTAGGTGAAGAATTGAAGAATACTCCAGCCGTAATCCAAAAAACAGGTATATTTGACAATATTGACAAACTATATGGTTCTACAACAGGATCTACAGCAACTGCAGGAGCAAC